GTTTTATTTTGTTTGTTTTGTTTTTTATTAGCATTTTTATTGCTTAAATGATTCATTTTATTCGGTTTTCTAGCTTTTTCCTTTGGAGCCGAATTTAATAACATTTTTTCCGCCATCTCTAGGCCTAATTGAGCAAACCCTTCCGAAGGATTTGCAAACATTTTTGCAGCCAAAACTGCATTTTCTTTATTTACATAGGGTTTAATTGATTCCCATTCCATATCTTTTATTGAGCTTTCATAATCTTTCTTTGCTTTCTCAATTGATTGTGGAGTTAATACAATTCCATTTCCAATCCACAAATCATGGATTCGTTGATCTGGTAAAATCGAACACTTTGCTTGTATCCAATCTTCATCTTCACTACACACATCATCAAATTTCATCAATAAATAATCAATTATTTGGTGTAAAAATCTTCGTAGTATAGTATCCGCATACCCAATTTGAAGCATTGCTGCTGTTCTTAATAATGCGGTAGAAGGAACATGTTTAGTTTTTGTTGAATACAATAAGCTAACAATTATTTTTTCCCTATCATATTGTGGTAATGCTAAACCATTAATATACACTGTATGTGCACTAAGATAATCCAACTGATCTGCTCTACGAGGTTCTAACGAATCAGTTGTTGTGGTTATTCCTAAATCTTTCCAAACATTTATTACACTAGCTGCATTATAAAAATCATGCGCCCAATCTGAAACAGTCCAGGTATTATCATCACCACACAAAGCTTTTGATGTGTTACTTTCAAATTCAAAAAGTGTCGTTGATTCTTTCCTCAAAACAATCCAAGCGTATGCCATTAAAGTATACAATATCAATGTATTATCATTAATTGTGTTACATGAACCACTAGGATTTCCTGTTGATTTCATAATTAAAACACCAGTGGGACTCACAATTAACGAATGTATTAAATTTCTATAATAAGTAACAATTCTATTATAATTTTCTGTGGTTTGTTCTTCAACTCTTAAACATCGCTAACGATAACGACAACAACCCCACATTAAGTATGCACGCAAACTTGAATCATATTCACTTTCATCTAGTGCATATCCTTTTTTAAAAACATTAAGTTTCTTTATTAATCTATTCCAATTTCCACCCATAGGTG